GCGGGCACGGCTGCGCACTGGCGGCTCTACGCCAGCGACGGTACGACCTGCCACGCACAGGGCACCGTGACCGCGACCGGCGACGGCGGCGACTTGACGCTTGACGACGTCACCATCGAGGCCGGGCAGACGGTGACTGTGACCACATGGACCTGGACGGCGCCGGGGGCGTAAGAAGATGGCGTTTTTTCAGGCAGAAGGCAATTTGCTCGGAATTCCAAATGGGAATACAAACCCCTTGTCAATGACCACGATCATAGACGCAGCGACAAGAATCATTTTTTGTTTTATCAATACGCAAGGCGCGACCGGCCGAGCAGGAGGAGCGCCGTATTTTTCTGATGGGTTAGACACGTTTACACAAATCGACACGCAAAGAAAGGCCGCGTCTTCCCCGGAGGGAGTGCTTGAACTTTGGTGGACGACGACGACCACAACGGGGTCTAGGACACTTAATATCCCAAACACTGCGCTTAATACTTTGGGGTTTAGGACGCTGCACTTCTATTCTAACTCCGGTTATCCTGTGGTGTTGTCGTCATACACTGGCAGTTCTGGCACCGGCACGCCGGCGTCAGCGGTTCTTACTGTCACTGGCGCCGGTATGGGTTATTGCGCGGTGGCGTCTGGGCAAGGTGATATTTCTGGCGTTACGGCTATCGACGGTACATTAAGTGGGAACCAAGACAACGGCACTCGGATCACAGCTCAAGAATATAATTTGTCTGTGTCGTCTGATTGGACTGCCGGCATCAACCATGCGAGCGAGGACTGGGCGCTTATCGCTTGTTTGCTGCGCGAAAGCGTCCCGTCCACCGGCACCTTCTCCAACTCCATCGGCGACATCTTCCTATCAGCCGCCGGCACCGTCGTCTCGAACGTCTCCACCGGCGCGCTGGCGCAGAGCATCGGCGAGATTGTTTTATCTTCCGCTGGAACGGTTATAACGGCTGGGGAAGCTTCCCCTTCATACACTCACTCAAGAAGAAAAAAGCCGTCTTTCAATAACAGCCAAAAGAAGAAAGAAAAGAAAGAAGAAGAAATTTTTGAAGTTCAGCCATCAACACTAGAAAACATTGACTGGGCCTTTTATGACTGGGTTGATAAAGAACTCGACCTTTTTTGCAACACACAAGATGGATGGGAAAAAACTCCCGTTATCTGGTCTGATTCTGAGCGAGTTTTCCATATAAAAAATAACAAAGATTTAAGAGAGTCTTCTGGTTCTTTGGAACTTCCGTTAATATCGGTAAGAAGAGGGGATATAGGGAGAAGTCTTACGGAAAAAGGCCAATTCTTTGCGAATTTAAATACTGATGAAAAAGGCGGAGTGGCTCGTTTTAAAAGACGCATAAAACACGAGAAAACCGCAAATCATCGAAATGAACAGTCTTTGGACGAGTATGGAAAAATAAACTTCTGGTATCCGGAGAATAGAGCAAAGAAGGTATTGTATGAATATATAAACCTACCCCAATTTTCCTACGTCAACATAGAATATAAAATATCAATAAAAACAAGCCATATACAGCAAATGAACACATTGGTACAACCGTTTTTATCAAAACCGGGAAGTATTAATTATTTCGTCTTTGGCAGAGAAGGACACAAATATGAAGGATTCTTACCAGAAGAGTTTCCAACGGAAGATAATGCGGAGGGAACTAAAGAAGAAGAGCGATTCTTTAAGACAACAATTACTGTAAAAACAATAGGTTACATTACAGAAGCAGGGGAAAACAGCAAGACACCTAAAATTAAAAGAGGCGAAAGTATCGTAGAAGTCAAGATTCCTAGAGAATATGTAATGTTAGATTGGGATGAGGACGAAGAAAATTAAACTTCTCTTATTTCTTCCGCGTTTTGGCCAAGAAATCAACTATTTACTATGACCAATCTTAAAAAGGATTGGAGCTTTGAGCGCAGAGGAGAGAAAAACTTATGGCGATTGATAAATTCCGCTTTATTTCCCCGGCGATTATGATTGAAGAGACCGATAATTCTCAGGTTTCCAAAACCGGGGTTCCTATTGGTCCAGCAATCATCGGTCGTGCAGAACGCGGTCCTGGTATGCGTCCGGTAAAAGTTAATTCTTTTTCGGAGTTTGTGGAGATTTTTGGAAATCCTATTGCCGGTGGTAAGGGTGGTGACGTATGGAGAGATGGTAATTATACAGCTCCTACTTACGGCGCTTATGCTGCTTGGGCGTGGTTGAAAAACGAATCTCCCATTACTTATGTTCGTTTGCTAGGCGAACAGCATACCAACGCTACTGCGGACGGAGAGGCGGGTTGGGCAACGGCTCTGGTAGAGCCTACAGTAGACCAAGCGACCAATGGCGGAGCCTATGGTTTATTTGTTGTTGCTTCTAGTTCTGTGGCAAATCACGGAAGTGCATCATTAGCTGCGATTTTTTATCTTGATGAGGGCTCTATTCGCCTAAGCGGTACGATGCCGAATGACACCGTTGTAGGTGCTTCCGGCTCTGGTGCTGCTGCTCTTGTGAAATCTCAAGGTGGAAATTATGAATTTAAGGCTACAATCGCGAATTCGTCTGGTACAGATGTTCTGACCACGGCTTTTAATTTCTCTGATAATTCTGCGAAATATATTCGAAGAGTATTTAATACAAATCCGACTTTGGTGAATAACGACATTATTGCAACAGCGGGACTTAAAACTTATTGGCTTGGTCAAACCTTCGACAGGCATCTAAAAGATACAGTTGGTGCTGGTTCTGTTGCAGGTGATTGTTATGGATTTATTATGGCTCTTGGCAGCGGCTCATATGATGGTGCAGACTATCGCATGGGTTCTAAAAAAGCTGAAACCGGGTGGTTCTTTGCACAAGATTTATCAACTGATTATGCCTCTTACGATCCGGATGATATGCAAAAGTTGTTTAAATTTGTTAGCTTGGACGGTGGCGAATGGCTAAGCAAGAACATTAAAGTCTCTGTTGAAGATGTCAAATATAGCGAGAACTTAGATTATCAATATGGTTCATTTACAGTAACCATTCGTCAAAGCTCGGATAACGATGGGAAGAGAGTTGTTCTAGAGACCTTCACGGGTTGTAATCTTGATCCCTCTTCTCCCAACTACGTTGCCAAGAAAATTGGTACAAAATATCAAACTTGGGATGAGACCAACAGACTATATGTGACCTATGGTGATTATACCAATAGAAGCAAATTTGTTTATGTTGTAATGAATGACGACGTAGACTCTGGTCTAACAGATGCGTCTCTTCTGCCCTTTGGGTTCTATGGCCCACTGCGCTGCAATACTGTTTCTTTGACTAGCGGTAGTGCACCGGGAGCAACCGCCTTTGTTAAAGGTATGGGTAGCGTGCCTCATTCAACTTATGCAACAGTAGGTACACAAGCAATACATTCTGGGATTTCGGCATTTACTTGTTCTTTGGCCTTCCCCTCGGTTGCTCTTAGAACTACGGGGCTAACAGGAAATTTTAGTTCTCCTAGAGATGCTTACTGGGGCATTGACACTTGTCAAAGCGGTTCTTCTGCGAAGTTTGAGAAGAGTTTTAAAGATTTGGTTTATCCTCTGCCATCAGATCTAGATTCGTTTTCCGATGGTACTCTAACAGAGCATTCTTTTAAGTTCTCTCTGGATAACTTGAAGGTTGATCCGGCATCTTCTACCAACGCTCTGTATGCTTCGACTTATAGAACGGCAGGTACTTCTTATACTGCCTCTGGTTCTGCTGGTTGGAAGACGGTTCTTGATTCTGGGTTTGATCAATTTACAGCTCCTCTGTTTGGTGGATTTGATGGTCTAGATGTTACCGAGAAGGAACCTTTTAGAAATACTTATCTAACTGGTGGCACAGAATTAACAAACTACGCTTACAACACAATCCGTAGAGCGGTTGATTCCGTAAGAGATCCCGAAGTTGTTGAGTGCAATATTATGTCGATGCCGGGTCTTTCTAACGAAGGTCTAACTGGATATATTATTGATGCCTGCGAAGAAAGACGAGATTCTCTAGCTGTAATCGATCTGAATGGGGATTACAAACCTAGTGCAGAAAGCACCGACTCGGAAAGTTCTAGAGTTGGGACTGTTTCTACGGTTGTTTCTAATCTGCAGGGAAGAGGAATTAATAGTTCTTATGGTTGCACCTATTATTCTTGGGTGCAAGTCAGAGATACAATTAACGACGCTCTTCTGTGGGTTCCTCCTTCGGTTGTGGCAATTGGGGCTTTCGCCTATGGACAAAAGAATTCCAAGCTGTGGTTTGCTCCTGCTGGATTTAATCGAGGTGGTCTAACTGATGGTGCGGGTGGGATTCCTGTTGTTAACGTTCGTGCGAAACTGACCAAGAAAGACAGAGATAAATTATATGAAGTGAATATCAACCCTATCGCTTCTTTCCCACAAGAGGGGATTGTTATCTTTGGGCAGAAAACACTTCAGACTACTCAATCTGCTTTGGACAGAATTAATGTCCGTCGTCTGATGATCTATCTGAAGAAAGAGATTTCGACAAGAAGCAAAGGAATCTTATTTGAGAATAACGTCCAGGCGACGTGGCAAAAGTTTTACTCTAAAGTAGAACCGCTTCTGGCTAGCGTGAAGTCTAACTACGGTCTAGAAGACTTTAGAATCATTCTTGACGAAACCACTACGACTCCTGATTTACGTGACAGGAACATCATGTATGCAAAGATTCTTTTGAAGCCTGCTAAGGCAATTGAATATCTGGCTGTTGAGTTTAACATTACTTCTAGTGGTGCATCGTTTGATGATTAATTGTAATTACTTAGAGGAGAGGAAATAATATGGCTTTTTGGCGTGATGCAATAGGCGCGGACACTAAGAGAGCTTTTCGGTGGGTTGTTTATTTGGGCATCAGCGAAGTTCCCAGAATTGCCGCAAAAAAGATCGATAAGCCTAAATTTGAAGTCAATACAGTAGAACACCACTACATGGGGCACAAATTTAAATTCCCTGGTATTATGTCTTGGCAGGACATTAGTGCTACTTTTGTAGACTTTGGGTTTGGTGATGATACGGTAATGTCTCTTTTGAAATATATTTCAAAGGCGGGATATCATCCTCCGATTAACGAATCCGATTTATCCAATTCTATGTCTAAAAGTCGTTCTGTGGCAAGTCTTGGTTTAATAAAGATTGCGCAGTTAGATGAGGAAGGTGGTGAAACAGAAACTTGGATGCTCCACAATGCTTGGATATCGGCAGTTAGCCCTTCAACATTGGATTATTCCAGCGATGAGCTTTCAGAAGTGGAAGTTACCATTGTTTACGATTGGGCAGAATTAAACACTCCTCCCACTCGTCAGCGCGTTTTCCCGTAATGTTTATTTCTTCTCTTCTTGCTAAAATCCTCACATTAGCCTATTTAATGTGCTAATCTAGGTCCCCTTTGAGACTTAAACCATGAACTCCTTAGCTAACACGGCTACTCAATTCCTGCCCATGAGAGAGTTTCATTCTGGCCGTAAGGCCAGAACCAGAGCTTTCTTGACAGCAGGCTATCCCCGCCAAGGCGGCGGTTCTTTCATAAGTCGTAGTATAAATCTTCGACACATTGTAAATATAGCACACGAAACCGACTTATGTGAGATATATTTTATGTGTTTGAAGGGCTGTAGACAGCGCAGCATGAGCATTGGCGAAAGTTCGCCAGAAGGTAATAAAACATGGCAACAAGAAACGACGAACGACTTTTGGGAGCGCATCAAAAAACAACAGAAGAAGATGTAGCTTTCAACCCTCCGCCAACACAAGAAAAAACAAGATGGTTTGATCTTCCTGTTGAGACGGAAACAATAGAAATCCCAAGTAAAGGAAGATTTTATCCAGAGGGGCACCCTCTGAAAGATGCTGAATTCGTTGAAATTTATCATATGACAGCAAAAGACGAGGATATTCTTTCCAACAAAGATTTATGGAAAAAAGACCTTGCAATAGATAAATTTCTTGCTCATATCTTGGTGGATAAACACATAAACCCGAGAGAGCTGTTGGCTGCCGATATTAACGCAATTGTTATTGCTTCTCGGTCAAAATCCATATCTCCGAAATATGAGTTTTCTTTGGGCTGTCCATCTTGTGGGCAAAGAGTTAATAGTTCCGTAGATTTGGACAGTTTTGAGCTAGCCCCAGGTATGCCAGAAGGGGACGAAGTAATTGTAAAAACCGGCCCAAAGACATATGAAATAGAACTTCCCAAAACCAAATGGAAAGCACAATTTCAGCTTTTAACCCGAGACGAACAAAAAAAGATTAAGGAATTGACAAATCTTTCTGTGCTAGAAACTGCCGTTGTTTCCATTGAGAACGAAAAGGGGGAGAAGATAGCAAAGAATGACCCCAGGACTGCCGTATTCCTTCGTACAGCATTAGAAAAGCTTCCGATGGTAGACTCGGCCCATTTAACTTTTTGTTATTCTAAAGTGGCTCCTGATATTAAGAGAAAGTATCATTTTGCTTGTTCTTGTGGGTTCGAAGCGGACTCGGAGGTTCCGCTTGACCACAGCTTTTTTTGGAATAAATGATGAATATGTGGAAAAGGCTTGGGAGGCGATGTTTTTATTGGCATATTACGGGAATATTTCGATATTAACGTCTTATAATATGTCTGTTGGATTAAGAAGATTTTTGATCGAGAAACTATCTGCAAAGCTGGAAGAAGAGAAGCCAAAGAAAAATAGTGGCCCTCCCAGCTTTAATCATCCATAAACAATAAGAAATCACTAATTATTTGAGAAAGAAATCTTTTCTTTTTGGGAGAACTGTCCATGTCAAAAGACCAAGAACTACAAGAAATTCGCATTAATTTAAATGAAAAAGATAAAATAAACGAGGATAGATTTACAAGGTCTCTTGGTGTGGCAATACAGAATATTCTTAAAAGACTATTTGGGTCGGATTTTGCCATTCCTGTTAAAATTGTAGGGACCAAAGAGCAAGTAGACTTATTTTCTAAGGCTATTGCTGGAGAAAAGGGCTATGTCGACTCCATAACAAAATATGGGCTAGACAATCCCAAGACATATGCAAGCAAATCTTGGCTTTCAAAGGCTGTTGATTCTTTTCAGAAGACAACAGGTATTAAGTGGCCTTTTGGGAAATAAAAAATGGCAACTAAATCTACCATATCTCAAAATGCTGTTAAACTTCAAGAAGAATTAAATTCGGAATATCTAAACTCTATCAAACACGAAAAAGATTTACTAGAACTAGCTCGGAACAGGGGAAAAGCGCTTGTTGAAATTCTTACCTCGAAAGAGGAGCTTAATAAGCTTACAGAGCAGGAAATAGAGAAGAACAAGAAAGATTTAAAAACCCTGCAGGAATCTATCCCTCTCTTAGAGAAGAAAATAAAGCTAATAGAGCAATCGAAAGAGTCTTATGGACAATTATTTGATCTCTTCTTGGATACAAACCGAGAGATGACCCTTTTAGATAAAGTTATTGTTAAAACGTTTTCTTTGTTTACTCAGCCAGGAAAAAGAAAAGCTATAATTTCGGGAATCAACGAAATCTCCAAGGGCATAAGCAATAAATTTGTAAGAGGGTTTCAAGAAGCAGTTATGGCGTCCGATGATGCTGCCGCTTCTATTGCGAAACTGACAGGCACAGGAAGAAAATTTATGCCTGTTATGAATGACGTTGTTCTAAAAGGTCAAGCTTGGGGTGTTGGCTTTGATCAAGCGGAATCTTCTATTAACGCTCTTTATTCTTCTATGGTGGACTTTAGAAAAGAAGGGGCTCAAATTCAGCAACAACTTATTATGTCCACGGGGAAGTTGGAATATTTGGGTATTTCTGCCGAAGAAAGTGCAGAATTTCTTAATCTTGCGACAAAGGCATTAAATCAAACTTCCGAAGGCGCTCTCGAAATGCAAGAGAGCATGGTAAAAGCCGCTGTTTCCATGGGCCTTCCTCCGAAAGAAATGATTTCTTCTTTCTCTCGCGCAGCTCCAATGGTTGCCAGTTACGGGAACAGAATGACGTCTGTGTTTAAAAACATGGCAATTCAGGCGAGGAATGCGGGAACTTCTGTTGAAGATCTGATGAGTGCTGCAAAGAAATTTGATACGTTTGAAGGGGCAGCAACGGCAGCGGGTAGATTAAATGCGATGTTGGGGCAAAACCTTGTTAATAGTGTTGATTTGCTAACATTAGATTTAGATGAAAAACTTCCATATCTAATGTCGCAATTTGAAGCAACAGGGTTGGAGTTTTCGCAATTAACTCGTCAAGAACAAGAAGCCATTGCTGGTATTTTGGAACTAGATACGGCGACAACAGCAAAGCTATTTAATGCCGGTTCTGCTGGTCTTGAAGAATATAATGAACAACAGGCAGACATGAATAAATTGATTCAAGATGCTAGAACACTATCGGATAGACTTAAAAGCACTTTGGTTTCTTTGGGGAACACTATTCTTCCCCTAGTAGAAAAAATTTATCCCACTTTAGAGAAGATAGTTACAACGATACAAACACTTGTTTCTGAACATCCAGGAGGGTTGTTGGCCATTTTTGGTGTTGCAACTGCCATAAAGGGAGTCGGCTTTTTTGGAAGTTTATTTATTAATTTAAAAAGTATTGCTTCTGTTCTTGGGGGGGGCGGCGCTGCTACTGGCGGCAGTACGGTTGCTGGAGGGATGGCTAGCACCGGGGCTGCAGCTAAAGCGGCTGGTCCTAGTCTGTGGAGTATGGCGGGGGTTATTTTGG